CTAAATTATTACCAGAATTACCTAAAGATATAGTGAAGCCAAAAATCATTGTTGGTTTGGAAGCACTAGGAAGAAGTTCAGATAGATTAAGATTACTTCAATTTATGTCTGACCTTGCAGGAACTTTAGGTGCAGATGTTCTGAGCAGATATATTAATCTTGAAGATGCAATCAAAAAGTTTGCAATAGCAAATGGAGTAGATACTGCTGGATTAATTAAATCACCTGAACAAATCCAACAAGAAACACAGCAACAACAAGTACAACAATTTGCACAGCAAAGTCTTGCTGACCCTAGAGTGGCTATAGAAATGGCAAAAGCTAACTCTGATAATCCGCAAGGTATGATTGATGCTGCAAAACAACTAACTAATCAACAATAGGAGTAATATGAATACGCAAAGAGTAGAAGTACAACCTGACATTAAAGAAATATCTTTAGAACAATCTGCAAAAAATTTAGGACTAGCAGGTGTTAATGTAGGTGCAGAAGTTATTTCTGCAAATTCAGGAACACAAACAGTTATATCACAACCTAAATCAATAACTGAAAGTACAGAACAGAAACCTGAGTGGCTTCCTGAAAAGTTTAAATCTGCTGAAGAACTTGCTAAAGCATATTCTGAGTTAGAAAAAAAATTCTCAAGTAATTCTAAAGAAACTAAAAAAGAAATTACTAAAGATAGTAAAGAGGAAATACAAGTAGAAGGTTTAGTGTTAGATAAATTTAACCAAGAGTATTCTGAGAAAGGTGAATTATCAAATAACTCATATCAAGAACTTGCTAAATTAGGATTAAATAAAGATTTAGTTGATGGTTATATAGAAGGTCAAAAAGCTCTTTCTGATACTTACCAAAGAGAAGTTTACAAAGAAGTTGGTTCACAAGAACAATATGTTGAACTTGTTAAATGGGCTTCAGAAAATTTAGCAGCAGAAGATGTTGAAAGTTTTAATGATATTATTGAAAGTGGTTCAATGTCAAAAATGAAACTAGCTGTAAGAGGTTTAATGCAAACTGCTGGTATGAACAAAACTAGTAGCCAAAATCTAGAGTTATTTCAGGGTGATAGCGATACATTTAATGTTGATGCGTTTAAGTCAATATCTCAAGTAACTCAAGCTATGAATGACCCTAGATATGAAAAAGACCCAGCATACAGAAAAGAAGTAACAGATAAAATAGCTAGAAGTTCTGTTCTTTAATGCGTGATTATAAGAGAGAATATTCAATTCGTTCTAAGGAAGACAGAAATAATAGACAAAAAAGAAGAATTGCCAGAACTCTTATGATTAAGAAATTAGGAATAAAAGCTGTTCAAGGTAAAGATATAGACCACAAAGACGGAAACCCTAAAAATAATTCAATGGGTAATTTAAAAATAATGTCTAAGTCAGCTAATAGGAGTAAAAAATAATGTGGTTTTTAAGTTTATTAAAAAATCCTATATTTTCTTTAATAGCAGATAAAACTATTGGAGAAGTTAAACATTATTTAGAAGTTAGAAAAATAGAAAGAGTTACTGAAATAGAAGCAATTAAAGATGTTTCAATAGCTCAAGTACAAAGCTCTGAAAAAAGTCTTAAAGATGAGTGGCTAACTTTATTTATATCAGGAATAATTTTAGCTTGTTTTATTCCAACATTTCAACCTTTTATGATTAAAGGTTTTGAAATTTTAAAAGCAGCACCAACAGAAATACTTTATGCAATTTTAATTGTATTCATGGGAAGTTTTGGTGTGAACATATTAGATAAGTATAAAAAATAGCTATGCCTTTAAAAAGAATAGTCAGATTTAAAAAAGTTATTACCAAAAGTAATAAGTTTAAAAAGAAACCTAAAAAATAATCACCATCTCTCATTAGAGAGGTGACTAATAGAAATTCAAAAAGATTGCCTGTTACGACAGAGAACTCTCTGAATAGGAAAGTACATTAGCTGAAAACAATAAAAACAAACCAAACAATAAAAGGAGACTTAAATGTCAAACGCAAACACTTCTCGCATAGGTCAAATAAACCAAGCGGGTGATGTAAATGCTCTTTTCCTTAAAGTGTTTTCTGGCGAAGTTTTATCAGCTTTTGAACGTGAAAATTTAATGCTGACGATGACTAATGTTAGAAGTATCACTACAGGAAAATCAGCACAGTTCCCAGTTACGGGAACAATATCTTCTTCTTACCATACTATAGGAAACGAAATACTCGGTTCTTTAGTTGGAAAGAATGAGAAAATAATAAATATCGATGATATGCTTTTAGCAAGTGCCTTCATTGGTGAAATTGATGAACTTAAAAATCATTATGATGTTCGTTCAATTTATTCCAAAGAAATGGGACAAGCATTGGCAAGAGTTGTCGATAAAAACCTAATAAATCTTGCAATTTTAGGTGCAAGAACAACTACACCAACTATCACTGGTGGTGATGCTGGTACAAAAATCGTTAATGCAACAGCTAACTCAAGTGCTTCTTCTTTAGTAGGAAGTATTTTTACAGCTATTAAAACATTAGACGAAAAAAGTGTGCCAACAAGTGACCGACATATAGTTGTAAGACCTGACCAATATTATCAATTATGTAATCTTGATAGTTTAGTTTCAAGAGACTTTTCTGATGGTGGAGCAGGGGACAGAGCTAAAGGAACAGTAGTTTCTATTGGTGGTGTTCCAGTGATTAAATCTGTAAGTGCTGTTCAAGCATTTACTGACCAATCAGCAGCATCAACAGCAGGACAAAATAATACATACGTTGGTGACTTCTCAACAGTTGCAGCACTTGTGTTTCATAAGTCAGCAGTGGGAACAGTAAAGCTAAAAGATTTAGTTCTTGAAAGCACTTACGACCCAAGAAGACTAGGAACTCTTATGACAGCTAGAATGGCTTTAGGTTCAAATTTCTTAAGACCTGAAAGCTCAGTTGTTATTCAAACAGCAGCATAATTAATTTAATTATTAATTAGACGTAATGGGGGAGATTAATTTCTCCCCCTATAAAATTTTATATAATGACAATTACAAATCGCACAACCGAACTTGAAGCTGTAAATACAATTCTTTCAACTGTTGGTGAAGCTCCATTAAATACTTTAATTGGAAGTTTACCTGTTGATGGAACAATAGCTAAAAATGTTTTAAACGAAATTAATAGAGAGATGCAATCACAAGGTTGGCATTTTAATACTCATTATAAAGCTACTTTAAGTAAAGACGCAAACAATAAAATTCCTGTAGCAAGTAATGTCTTAAGAGTTGAATTAGACCCAAACAAATATTCCAAAGCATCATTTGATATAGTGCAAAGAAATAATTTTATGTATAATCTTGCAACTAATTTAGACACTTTCACACAAGACTTTGAAGATGTAACAATAGTTTATCTTTTAGATTTTTCAGATTTACCAGAACAGGCCAGACGTTATGCAACAATAAGAAGTGCTAGAGTATTTCACGATAGAACTTTAGGAGCAACTACACTTCATAAATATTCACAAGAAGATGAAGCAAGAGCATTAATTGTTCTTAAACAAGCTGAAGCAGCAACAGGTGACTACACAATATTTGATAATGGTTTAGGTGCGTACATAGTAAGTAGAACTAACGTAGTTTACTAATGGCTTTAGTATCAAAAACAATTCCTAATTTGGTACAAGGTGTATCTCAACAACCTGAAGTATTAAGATTAGCTTCACAATTTTCTGAGCAACTAAATGGATTTTCTAGTGTTGTTGAAGGTTTAAAAAAAAGACCAAATACTACTCATATTAAAAAGATTTCAACATCAGTTCTTACTAATGCGTATGTTCATACGATTAATAGAGATTTAACAGAACGATATATAGTTGTTATTACTAATGGTTCTATTAGAGTTTTTGATACTACAGGTGTAGAAAAAACAGTTGTTATGCAAACTGGAGCTTCTGCATATTTAGCAGCTACAACTCCTAGAACAGAATTTTCTTGTACTTCCGTTGCAGATTTTACGTTTGTATTAAATAAAACTTTTACAACAGCTATGGCGGGAACTCTTAGCCCAGCTAAAATACAACAAGCTGTTTATACTTGCACACAAGGAATAAACGGAATTAAATATTCAATAACAATCGATGCTATTACTTATAATCATACTTTAGGTGCTACTGGGGCAGTAACAACTGAACAGGCCAGAGATGGTTTAAGAACTGCTATTGGAAGTCCTGCTGGATTAGTATTTACAAACATTGGTAATTCAAGTTTCTCAATTATTAAAGCATCAGGAACATTAGCTGTTAGTGCTTCAGATAGTTATGGAGACCAAGCATCTCAAGTAATTAAAGACACAGTAGATAATTTTGATGCTCTACCTTTACCAGCAATTAATAATATGGTTGTTGAAGTAACAGGCGATGCAACAAATAAGTTTGATAACTATTTTGTAAAATTTATTGAAGCATCTGGTGGTGATGGTGTATGGGAAGAAACAGTTGCAACAGCTACTAAAATAGAAATTGACGAAACTAAGATGCCACACGTTTTGTTAAGAACTTCTGATGGAAATTTTAGATTTACACAATGTGATGATAGTACATACACAATTTCTTCAGTAAATTATGATGTACCCGCATGGGGTAATAGAGTTGCAGGTGATTTAATTTCTGCACCAGACCCAAGTTTTATAGATAGAAAAATTAATTCAATATTTTTTCATAGAAATAGATTAGGTTTTTTAGCTGATGAAAATATAGTGATGACAAGAAGTGGAGAATTTTTTGATTTCTTCCCTGAAACAGTTACACAAGTTTTAGATACAGACCCAATAGATGTAGCATCAACTCATTCTAAAGTTTCTATATTAAGACACGCAATTTCATTTGATGAAGAACTTTTATTATTATCAGACCAAACACAATTTATATTAACTGGTGGTAACACTTTAACTCCAGCTAATGTTGCAATAAATGTAACAACAGAATTTGAGAACGATAGAAATATTGCTCCAATCGCTGCGGGTTCTAATGTTATTTTTGGTTTTCCAAAAGGTAATTACACAGGTTTTAGAGAATATTTTATATCAGGTGATAATGATGTAAAAGGTGCAGAAGATATAACTGCAAATGTTCCTAAATTTATTCCAAAAAATGTATTTAAAATAACAACAGCTACAAATGAAAATATAGTTGTTGCTCTAAGTTCTGATGAAGTTAATGCAATGTACGTTTATCAATATTACGTATCAGGACAAAAAAGACTACAAAGTGCTTGGCACAAATGGAATTTGGGAGAAGCAGCTAACACAAATATTTTAAATATCGATTTTATTGAGAACACTTTATATTTAGTAATACAAAGAGGTACTGACGTATTTTTAGAAAGTTTAGATATATCACCAAATCTTACAGATACAGGTGCTTTATACTTAACTCATTTAGATAGAAAAATTCAAGAGAACAGCACAGGAGTATCAAGAACTTATAACTCTGCTACAGACCAAACAACTATAACTATTCCATACGCAATTAAAAATAATATGTCAGTAGTAGTTAGAATTGGCAGTGCTGGTATTGCAGGTAGAGAAATTTCTATTGTTTCACAAACTTTAAATGGAACTTCTATTGTAGTTACAGGAAATGTTACTGCTACAACTTTATTTATTGGTGAAAGTTATAATTTTACATTTACATTCTCACAACAATTTATGCAACAAGCAGACAGTGCTGGTGCAAAGATTTCAGTTAAAGAAGGAAGACTACAAATTAGAAGCTGGGCAATATCTTATAATGATACAGCATTTTTTACCACTCTGGTTGAACCTGTAGGAAGAAGTAGTTCAACAACTACATTTACAGGAACAATTATTGGAGTAGGATTATTAGGCACTATTAATTTAGAAGATGGTGATTATGAATTTTCTATACAATCAGAAAATGACAAATTTGTTTGCACAGTAGCTAACAATAGTCATTTACCTTCTAATTTTATAAATGCTGGTTGGAACGGATATTATGTTAGCCCCTCAACAAGGATTTAATCATATACGTTTAACTGTTCTTGAAGATATAGAATATTTATCTTTAAGATTAAGATTTGAAGATAAAAGAGAAATTTTAAGTGCAACAGGTTTAACACCTTATGAAGGGTTGTTATTTAGTTATAAAAATTCAACAACTTGTTTCACAATAGTTAATTATAAAAATATACCAGTCTCTATATTTGGAATTAATAAAATAAATAATTCGTTATCAACTATATGGTTGATGGCAACAGATGGTTTAAAAGAAATTGAAAAACCATTTTTAAAACAAAACAAAGAGCTAATTAATTTTTTAGCTAAGAAATACAAAATACTTTGGAACTTTGTAGATTGTAGAAATGAACTTCATATCAAATGGTTAAGATGGTGTGGGTTCAAGTTCTTAAGAAAAGTTAATTACGGAGTATTAAATCAACCCTTTTATGAAATTATAAAAATATGTGCGTAGAACCTACAACCGCTTTGATGATTATGTCGGTGGCATCGGCAGGTATGCAATACCAAGCAACCAATGCCCAACAAAAAGCTACACAGACAGCACAAAATCGTCAGAATGATTTAGCCAGACAAAATAATATTCAAAGAAGTGCCGCAGAAGGTTTAAAAATAAGACAAATAACAACTCAATTTGCTCAAAAAGGTTTTGAAGCAGGTAAGAAAACTAAAGCGGCAGCAGCTCAATATACAGCAGCAGCAGGTGATGCAGGTGGACTTGCAATGAGTGGTTCTACAAATGCTTTAATGGCAGACTTTTGGAGAACTGAAGGAAATTATAAAAATTCATTAACTCAAAATTTAGGAATTAATGAAAATCAATACAGAAGAAATTTAGAAGCAATTCAATTTGGTCAAGAAAGTCAAAGCACTTACGTATCAGCACCAAATCCTGAATTAAACTTTGCAACAGCAGCACTTAATGTTGCAAACACTTATTATGGTCTTGAGTACGATAAACAGCAAAAAGGATTAATGACTAACAGAGATAAAAGAAGACAAGCTGGAGATTTTGATTTTGTAGGATAATGCCAAAAAAATCAGGAAGACCAACTGTAGGATTGAATTTAACTCCTGAGTTGCCAGAGGTTGTTTCAAGAGATTTTAATTTATTTTATACTCCACAACCAGAACCACTTCCAGCAGGTGTAAAAGAGTTTGCTTCTGCTTTAGAGAATTTTGTAAATACAGGTGGTACTAAAGCTGTAATATCAAGTGAGTTAGAAGATAAAAAAATTAATTCTGCACAAGCTCAACAAGATTATTTAGAAAATAAATTAGCATTTAAAGATGCAATTAAAGCAGGAAAAATTGAAGCTACAGGTAATCCTTATTATTTAGATAAATATAAAGAACTTACTTTAAATTCTTTTGCTTCTGAATTTAGTGCAAAATTAGGTGATGCTTACGAAACTCAAAAGATAAAAGAAAACATTACACCAAACAGTTTTGATAATTTTTATAAAAACCAATTAGGCGGTTTTATAAAAGATAAAGGATTGTCTGCTTTTAATCCATTAGATTTAGAAAAAGGTTTTTTTAAAGAAACTACTGCGTTTAGAAATCAGTTTGAACAAAATCATAGAGCTGGTCAATTAAAAATTTTTAGAGAAAAAGTTAATGAAAAAATTGCCAATAAAGTTGGTGCTGTAATAAATCAATTTTCTAAATTAGAAGATGATGCTTTTGCAGAAAGTGGAGCTGGTTATAATAAATATAATTTAATGGCAGATGGTATAAATGCACTTATATCAGAAATGGTTGATGTTAATGGTGATGGTAGAGAAATTGTAGATGTAGTTTTTGAAGGTCTTAAAAAATGGACTTCCGAAACAAAAGATTACAAATTAGCAAAAACAATTATAAGCGAATTACCTGATAAATTATTAGCTGGTACAAATAGTTTTGAAAATATTGAAAGAATTAAAAGTGAAAAAGAGAAGCTATTTACAACATTAATTGAAAAAAATGCAGAAAGAGTTTCTAAATCTAATCAATTAAACAAAGGTCAAAGAGAACAAGTATTATTAGAAACATATAATTATTTAACAGAAGAAACAGCAAAAAATCCTGATTTTGATGTAACTGGTTGGTCTAATCAAAAAGGCAGAACAGGTTCAGAAAAACAAGGAGCTGCCGATTTTTTAAAAGACCAGACATTTGACAGAGGTAATACAGATAACCCAGAAGTTATTAGAAAGTTAGATAAATTAATTGATGAAGGTAAACACGAAGTAGCAACTCAATATACAAGAGAACAATATCAACAAGGTAATTTAAGATTTGATACTAAAAATAAATATTTAGGTGAGTATATTTCCGATGCTATAAACGGAAAATATGATGCTGCATTACAAAATAAAATTATAAAAACGAATTTAACTGCAATTGAAAAAATTATTTCTGATGGTAAAGGTGGAGATAACTCTATTGAAGCACAAGAATTTAAAATTATTGTTACTACAAAATTAAGAAGTTGGTACAAACATAATTCTGCAAATTATAAAAACCAATACGAATTAGATAATGCTCTTGAAGCAGAATATATACAAATACGTACAAATTTAAAAAATCTTGGAAGATACACAAGTTTATTTGGAAAACTTGACGATAGTTTAAGTATTGGTGCTGGTAAAAATTTAGTTGAAAATGCAGATATTGCTATTGCAGAAAATAAAAAACAACAAGAACTAGCAAAAGAAAAAACAAGACAGGAAAATAAAAATCTTAAAGATGATGACTTTCAAAAACTTTATAATGAGAAACAAAAAGAAAAAAAGAAATTTTACGCAAATCCTGAAGAAGCTAAGAAAGCTAAAGAAAGAGAAGAAAAAGAAAAAGAACTACAAGGTCTAAGAGATTTTAATGCTTGGAAAGAAAGACCAATAGGGGAAAGATTGAAAGAAGCATTTGATATTAATGCTAACAGACCAAAAAAACCAAAAGAACCTAACGATAAAAAATAATATATGGCACAAAGATATGAGCTTCCCAATGGTAAATTCATTGAGGTAGAAGATGATTTTATAGGTTCTCAAGATGAGACAGATATATTAAGTAAATTTAATACAAAACAGTCAGAAGTAACTCCTGCAAAAACAAATACTCAAGTATTACCTGATGCTTTAAAAAATAATTGGTTATTTGATAATGTTGTTGTTGCTCCTTATGAAGCATCAAGAAAGTTCATAAACTCAACAGGAAGTCTAGTTGAGGATTTAGGTGACACTTTAGGAGAAGCCACTGGTATTAAACTTACTGGTGACAGTAAGATAAAAGAATTTACAGGTATAAAAGGATTTTTTCACGACCCAGCAAACCCAGAAAATGACAATCATACAACAAGTATGACGGGTCAATTTGTTGAGAGTGGTATTCAATTTTTAATGGGTTATGGAGTTGGTGGTAAGATTTTATCAAAAGTAGCTGGAGCAGCAGTTCCAGTAACTACAGCTCAAAAAATAGCACAAGTAACTACTCAAGGAGCTATCGGTGATTTTATTGCATTTGATGAGAACTCAGGAAGATTTGCTGACGTTGTAACTAAATTTGCACCAGATTTTGGAAATACATATTTAACATACCTACAAACAAATAAAGACGACACTTGGTATGAAGGCAGACTAAAAAATTCAATAGAAGGTATCGGATTGGGTTTGATGGCAGAAGTTATTTTTAAAGTTGCAAAACTTGGTAAAAACAAAATAACTCAAAATTATGACGAAGTTCAACTGCAAAAAGATGAAATTATTATATCAAAAGCACAAGAAGCAATTAATAGTGTAAAAAATCAATTAGACGAAGCTACAACAATCGGTGACAAGATGAAGATTGTTAATAAAGCATTAGAAGATGTTGATGGTTTAAATCCAAAACCTAAAGCAATTTCAAAAGAAGAAAAAGTAATTCTTTTAAATAAAATTGCA